GTACCTTGCCGCAAGCCCCCAGAGATTTGATAGCCCCCTAGGGGTTGCCCCAAACCGGATAGCCGTTCGCATCGAAGCTAAGGCGCGGTTTTCTGCCTTGTGCCTCTGCCGCCTCGTCCTGTGTCTTGGTCTTATGGCATTCGCGGCATATGGATTGCAGGTTGTCCGCGCTATCGTCACCGCCGCATGACTTGGGCGTGATGTGATCAACCTCAGTTGCCTGTGTCACACGGCCCGCGCGCTTGCAGGGTTGGCAAAGGTGCTTATCCCATTGCAGCACCAGCTTGCGCAGCTTGACCCAGTTCGCATCGTATCCGCGATCATGGCGCGATGATCTATGCCATGCCATCGCGTTGCCCTTGGAAAGCAAAAGCGCGCAAGGTTTCCCCGGCGCGCCGTTCGGCTGTCCCATTAAAGACGCCGCTATTGTATCGAGCATGCCTAAAAAAATTTCCCCGTCAAGAGGAAATTGATCTATGCACGACTTCAAGACCATCACGGAAGGCTAACCAATCATCATCGCCGACATAAGGCGTCCGGCTTTGGGCTATTGCCCGCAGCATATCGACTGGTGTCCAAACGGTCACTCCCGTGTTTGTTGCACACTTCCTGATAACCGCTTCTGCATCATCTTTGCCAAGATCAAACCACTCACCTGATATTCCGAACCCCATGCCGTATAGTTCAACGTGAACATTCCACTCCAAGAACAGGGTTTCCGCTTTAGTCATCAAGAAAGCATGGAACACCTTAAGCTTGTAAGGGTTCCCGGTCTGCATGTCTGTTACTCTCTTAAGAGGTGAGACTGATCTTCCGATCTTTACAGGCTCAAAGAAGTCGCTGCCGATCACATAGATATATTCGTTATCCCTGTGCCCTACGGTTTCTCTCAGTTGCCGCGACCGGAAGCCTGCAAGGATTTTCCGGTATCTTTTGTCGTGGTGTTCGCAATATTTGCCTTCGGTCGCGTTGCGAGCGCATTCCATGTAAGCACATCTGGATATTTGCGCCTCAATGAAAACACCGCGCTGCCCCGCCATGTGGGGCTTAACGCCGTTGCGGAAAGCGTCTATTCTGTTCTTAACCATATCTCGATCCCCTTCAGATCAGTGTGGCCAGGACCGGATCGGCGGTGAGAACGCCCTTCCGGTCCGCAAAATATAGCATTTTCAAGGGGAAACCGCAAGATATAGCGGACGTTTGTCAAGCGGTGGTGGATACGATGCGCAACGCATCAACCGCTAGCCGTCCCTTCGCCGTGACCGCGCGGTTTCGCCACAACACATATTCGCCCAGGCTTTCGCCCAATGCGCCCTTGATAGCCCAGCGGTGTTGCGGGGTTGGCAGTGTGGCGATCTTGGCTTCCCATGCGGCCCATGCGCGCGCTGCGGCCTTGTCGCGTTCCTCGGCGGTGCGAATATCCACCCGCAGGTTTTGATCGGTTTCCATGCGATCCGGGATCATGGCTATGGCCGCGCCTTGCGGGCTTCCCGTGGTGCCGATAGTGCGTGTCAGGTAGTTGCGGCGGGCGGCGCTGATGGCATCCCATGCGTCCAACAACTGTGCGCGTTCCTCGCCCTTGGTCAGCGCGTCGATACACAGACCAAGATCGGTGCCGCAGACGGTATCGGTTGCCGCTTTGGCGTCCTTGCCGGTGATGCGCTGTCTGGCGTTCAGGGCGACAAGGCGCGCGTCCTCTTGCGGCTGGTTGGTATGGCGGCGGTCACGGCCCGTTGGCGTCTGGTCGATCTGCGCGCCGCCGGGCAAGCTGATCTTGCCGCGCTTGCGGCGCTGGCGTTTACTGCGGGCCTTGGTGATCTTGGCTTCGGCGTTCATGCGCGCGCCGCCTTCGGCCCGACAGCGGCCTTGATTGCGGTGATGGATTTCGACAGCGCGGCGATTTCGGCCTTGATGCCGATGATGTCCTTTTGCGCGGTGGCGGCGTCTGCCAATGCGGCAGCGGCCTTACCTTCGGAAAGCTTAACCTTGCTTTCCAGCGCCAGGATATCGGCGGCGACCTTTTCAATCTGCTCGTTGCCGCCGTCCGGCCCGTAGCCAAGTTCGCGTTCCTCCGCGACCCAACCGGGCATACACCCGCCGCCGACCATCTTGGCGACGGTCAAATCGGTTTCCCCGGCGCTGTAGCGTTGCGCGGCCATGTCGTAATGCAGATCCAGCGCGGCCCGAATATCGCGGCGCTGTTCGCGCGTCGGCTGGCGCAGGTCAGTGACGTTTTCCATAGCTTTCCTTTCTGCGATGACTTCGGCCTCAGCCGCCTTGATCCACTTTTCCGCGCCCTTGCGCTTGGCCTCGCAATGCGGGCACCGGAGTTTGCCTTTGACGACCGCCCAACCATGCCCTTGCATCTTTTTCAGCATCTGGCCCTCGTCCGGTGCCCAGGTGCCGTGTGATCCGCGCTCATAGTCGCAGGCCGCGACCTCTTCCCGCCCGCACTCGTCGCAGATCGCCGTGGCTGTCGGGACGCGCCCTGACTTGTTGTTTCCCTTGATCATGCAGACCTCAATAAAAACGTTTCCTTTTTGCCCTCGACAGCCCGCGCGGCGTTACCCCTGCGGCTAGGGGCTGGACCGCGCCCAAATCACCGCGTTGTGCGCCTTTCCGGCCTTTCTGATGCGGCCCTGATTGTGCAACTCGTTCAGGATGCGTTGCACGGTGGATTTCGATTTGCCCATCAGCGCGCCCAATGCGGTTGCGGGCATCGGCTTGACCAGCAAGGCGCAGGCCATGTCGCAGGCGGCGACAAACCATTCAGCCGCGCCGGGTTTTGGCGGCGGGGCGTATCCGCCGGGCACGGGCAAGCCATAGCGCGGCGGTTTGTTGCGTTGCCGGTCGGCGGGATATTCGACGGCGCGGCCTTGGGCGATCAGGACGCGCAGCGATGCGGCGGTGAAGGTGCGGCCAACCGGTCCAACCTCCGTCAGCTTGTAGAGCGATTCCGGGGTATCGGTCAGGACGTGGAAAACCGCCTCCACCTCTTCCGGCGTCGGCGCGCGGCGGGTGTTGCCGGGGTTCTCGAATATCTCGGGGACACGGGCGGCGTGGCGTTCGGACTTGGCCAGTTCTTTCCACCGAACGGCAAGATCGAGTTCGGCCAGGATCGCGGCTCTGGACGTTTTCCATTTGTGGACCGCGTAAGGGCTGATTTTTGGCAGCGGGCGCGGCGGGAAGATCTTGACGCCCGGTCCCATCTTGATGGTTCCGGCGGGCATGATCGGGCTGATGATGGTCATTCGTTCTCTCCGAAAACTTCTTTGATGATTTCTGCTGCGCGGGCGGCTGTGACACGTTCGCGCTGTTCCATGCGTTCACTGGGCGTCCCGCATTCCAGCGCGCGGATCATGGCGCGGCGCGGCGCGGCCAGCGTGTTGCACCGGGCTTCGAGTTCCGACCATGAAGGCCAAAACTTCCATCCGCCGTTCAAAACGGCCTCGCGCGCCACGTCTGCCGGATATGCCCGCAACCGCGATGCATAGGCTTCAAGGCGCAAGGCTTCGGAAAACTCATCGTCCTGGCGTCGGGCGGTGATAACCGACAGTTCGGCAAGCCATGCCTCGATTGACCTGGTTTCCGCTTGCGCTTCCAGTTTGCGAATTGCCGAAAGTGCTTCGGCGCGGGCTTCCTCTGTTCCGCCAACTTCGCAGGATTTCACCCGCACAACGGTTGGCAAGGAATTGCCCCGTTCATCGCGGGGAAAGCTGTAATCAAACGATACCGAGAGCCTGACGCCGAGCTGCGATGCTCGCAAGACTGCTGCCTTGTCCACTTCTGCCGGGGAACGATTGCCCAGCCACTCGGCTACCCGCGAATTTTCTTGCGTTGCCAAGCCACGTTCTCCAACCGGCATCCCAGTCTGCGAAGGTTGTTCCTTTTGAAAGGTGGTAATCGCGGAATGCAGTTGCTTCATGGTCGATTTCCTGCGGTGAAAAGTTGCGGGCGATTGCGTCGGATATGTTGCGATCAGAAGGAACCCAATTTTCAGGAAGTCGGGTTCTCTTTCTTGGAGAAGCTTTAGCTTCTCTTCTTTCTTTATCTGGATATGGTTCTGGTTCTGACATGCTAGGGTTTTGCTCTGGCAAAATCGTAGCTTTTGCCACATCAGCATCTTTAGATTTCAATGCTTTAGCTTTTCCGCCAAGACTTCCAAAGTTCTTCCGTTCTTGCGATAACCGAAGAACCTTTTGGCGCTCTTCTGTCAGTCGATCCTGCGTGATCTTGTCGCCGTCAACGGTGAAGAAACTGGCGATTTCCACCCAAACACCAGGCCATCTTTTGGGAGAAACGCGGGTGATCCGGGCCAGTTTTGCGGCGTCATTCGGCAACGTTGCGTCACCATTCCAAAGGGCAAACAACAGAAGCATATATGCCCCGTGCTGCTCTGTGGTCAGGTGCAACGTCTTCTTGATGTAATCGCCGACATAGAACTGCATATACGGGGTCGCGCTCATGCGGCACCGCCTGTTCGGCCATTGTTCGGGGTTGCTTTCGGCGATAGAATCGCCATACTGATCTTGTCAGCCATTCCTTGATCCTCGTTCGATCAGGTTTCGGTTAGGGGCGGACGATGCTTGCAACATCGGTTCGCCCCGTTCCAATTCTGGCACCAATTCAAGCGATTGCAAGACGATCTTTTCAGGATTTGCCGGAATTGGCGATCTATCCACATTCCATCCACATTTTGTTTTTCTAAGCGAATGTTGAACGGTTGATGTGTCCCGGCCAATCAGCTTGGCAATCTTCGGGATGGAATAACCCCGGCCCCGCGCAATGCTGATGATGGCATCCCGCGCCGCGACAATATCAGCCGTGCCGCGTTCCTTCTGGAATACGTCCGCCAATTCATAGCCGATTTCGGCGCAGACATCGCGGGCCATTGCCATGAAGTCCGCCCGCGATTTCAACAATGGGTGGCTGTGGATCATTTCACGCTCTTTGGCGGTAATCATCTGACTACCCCGCGAAACGGGATCTGAACCGCAACACCCCATTCGCTCAATTTCCGCTGCACATCGTCAATCGACCGAACAACGGCCACGCGATAGCCAAGGGATGTCAGTTTTTCATGGACGTGCTTTTGTGCGTCGGACGGATAACCGCCTGGGGCTTTGACCTCGAACAGCATAGGCCCGACATGCGACCACGGCAGAACAATAATATCGGGAAAGCCGGTCACGACTCCGCGCGCCTTTGCCTTGGCAATCTCAATCGCAATCGCCGTGCCACGCTTGTTGATTTCGTTCTTGACCGTCGCCACCAGTGCGTCGGGCAATGCCAGCCGCAGATATTGCACAATCGCCTTGTGAATTGGGCCTTCACGGTCTGCCATTGCGCCCCTCCATCAGAATGATGTGCTTGCGCTCATAGATCGAGGCTGCCCTGGCGTTCCGGTTGTGCAGGCGCAGCGCGCGGGCTTTGAGGTTCAGTTGCCCCGCGCCACCGCTGTTCTGCGGCGTCCCGGCAGTCACCGCAGGCCCAGAGATACCGTTGTTTTGATGGGGCAAGCTGTGACCACGGGCCGGGCCAGCGATACCCAAAAGGCGCGACAGGCGCGCGGCATAGGCTACAAGCATGACTTGCCCCCATTCCATTCCCCCGCCAACATGTCGGCCACTACGTCCAGATATTCGTGATCAAAGCCCCAGCGGTCTGCCCAAAGCGTCTTGTTTGTATGGATGCCGTCCGGCCCCATGTGATGGTTTTTGCAAAGCGGGATGGTTTCAAAGTCAGATGACTTTTCCGACCCGTAGCGGCCATGAAAAACATGGTGCGCGTCATTCGGGCCGGGTTTGGCGCAGATCACGCAAGGCAGTTGTTTGACGCGCTCCATATGCGCCTTGGACTGTTTCGTGCCGCGTTCCGGTTTCGGCTGTTTCAAGCCCAACGGGCCTTTCAATGCTAAATCCATCTGTCCACCTCACTCCGTTTTCATCGCCCCACCACTGAATGAACGTGATGAGTTCCGCGAATTGATCGCGGGATAGCTTGCTTGATTGGAAACCGACCGGAAAAGGCAGGCCGTCTATGCCTTCCATGAATTGGACCTTGTGGCCCAATGCAGACATAAAAAATGCCTTCCACATTTCCGGCACATGCTTTCGACCGCGAGGCTTGGCCCGAGAAATATCGGACAACATCGCCCACATTTTATTGTTTTGGTCTACTGTCCGGCTTGGTGACTTGACCGTCACCACACAGAAATCCGGCGCGGCATTGATCAGGTCATGCGCGATCTGCCGCGACCGTTTTCCGGCGATGATGACTGTCTGTGTCATGCCACCATGCCGAACAGATCGCCGACCGATGCAGCAGCTTCGGCAAGGTTCTTGCCTGCCTGCGCCGCATATTCCGGTTTCAGTTCAAATCCGAGATAGCGCCGGAATTGCTTGATCGCCTGATAGCCCGTCGATCCGATGCCGTTGAACGGGTCCATCACCACGTCGCCCGGCTTGCTGTAGAGGCGCAGGCATCTGTCGATCACGTCCAGTTGCAGCGGGCAGACATGGCGCTCGTCACCCGCCGCTTTCATGCGGTTCAGGACGTTGCCTTGCTGAATATCCATCCAGACCGGGCTGGCCAGTTTCTGCCACTCGTAAACGTCAAATTCCGCCATCTGGACAAGACCGGCCAGGATTTCATCTTCGGGAACATGCGAGGCAAGCCCCTGCCGGTGCATCTCTTTCAGCCACCCGCGCGCGATCTTGACGGCCTCTTTCGTGTCGCCCGGCGCGCAATGCTCCACCCGGTCCGGGTTGTCGCCCGGCGCGCGGAAAAACAGCATATAGTCGGGCATCCCGACGCGGTTCATGGTGCTGTCTTTGCGGATTTGCTTGTAAAGCAGACCAAGGGCTTTCGTGCGCTGCATCTCCACAACCGGGTCTTTCCAGATCGTCGCGCGCCCGTGGTAGATCATCCCGGCGTCGGTATGCGCCTTGATCAGATCCCCGGAAAAGTCTTGCAGCCCGATTGCCCCATCCCGGCCTTTCCGCATCGGCAGATCGGTGCAATGCACACAAGTCATGCGGCCCGGCTTCATCACGCGGGTCAGCGCCTCGGCAAAGAAGCTGTATTGGTTCAGGAACGATTGACCTCCGCCCGCGTTGCCAAGGTCGCGTTCGCTGTCGGAATAGACAAACAGATCACCGAAGGGCGGCGAAAAGATCGCCAGATCGACGCTCTTTTCCGGCATGGCCCACATGCCTTCGATGCAGTCCGAATTGTGCAGCGCCCATCCCGCGCCCTGATATTCAGGCTTTTTCATTCTCTGACCTCACCCATTCTGGAAATTGCAGATCAATCGGACGGTCATAGACCACCCGCCGCGATGCCGCCGATTGGGCGGATTTCATCGCATCGGCCATGCGCCGCTTCATTTCGTCGTGCTTCTTGGATTTCACGTTGATGACTTCCCAAATCGAAGCCTCAGTGTCGGAAATCACAATGTCATTCCGCACGGTTTCAGACTGGCCGAACCGATGCGACCTGCGGATTGCCTGATAGTGCTGCTCATAGCTGAAACTGATCGATGCAAATACCGCATGGGCACAGTGCTGCCAGTTCACGCCAAATCCAGCGAGTTTCGGCTTGGTGACAATCGCCCGGTATTCCCCATCGGCAAAGCCAAGCAGGCGGCGTTCCTTTTCGTCGTGGTCCAGATCGCCCCTGACTTCAACCGCCCCAGGAATGGCCTTTGCCAGCGCCGTGCTTTCCTCGTTGGTTTCGCACCAGACAGTGACGGGTTTGTCGTGCGTTGCCAGTTCCGCTGCCAATTCGCAGCGTTGTTTCAGGGTCAGCCGCTTTTCTTCGTGAAATGACGTTGCCGACATTTCCGGGATGCGGAAAAGCATTCCATCGGCGATGTTGTCCATCCGATCAGCGGCGACGGTATGGATACGCCGCACCACATCGGGCAGGACATACCCGGTATCGTCGCCGCCAAGATCAGAAGGCATCGTCGCGCAGCGCGACCAAGACGCCACGAAGGCCCAGAAATCATCAACCGCATGGCCTTTCAGCCGCCATTCCTGCGATGCCGTCGCGGTATCGTTGATAAACCACTTTGACAGCATTTCCTGTTGACGCATGACGCCCAGGAATTCGGCATGGTTGCCAAGTTCGGTATGGTCATTCGGTGACGGGGTTGCCGTCGCAGCCAACTTGTATGGCGTCTTGAAAAACGCATCTTCGATCAGCGCGCGGGTTTTCCCGGCATAGCTTTTCAGGATGCTGCTTTCATCCAGAATGACCGCGCCGAAGGCTTCCGGGTCCAGCTTGGCAAGGCGTTCATAGTTGGCAACCATGATGCCTTGCCCGACTTCGTGCTGTTCCCTGATCTGGCGTGCGTCGATCCCGAATTTCTGGCCTTCGCGGATCATCTGACCGGCAACGGCAAGCGGTGTCAGGATCAAGGACGGCTTGCCGGTTTCGTCAGCGCATTGCCGGGCGAATTCCAGTTCGATGAAGCTCTTGCCAAGCCCCGTATCGAGGAACGCCGCCGACTTTCCCCGGTTCAGGGCAAAGGCCAGCACGGCGGATTGATGCGCCTTGGCGTTGCTGTTGATCGGTCCCGGCGCAAAGCCCATCATCTGCGGTTGCGGTGCGCGGGCTGCGATGAATTGGCGATAGGCTTGCAGGCTCATCCCGCGCCCCCCATGACGATCCGCTCACGGTAAACCCGCTTGACCTGTTCGCGCTCGACGCCCTCGCGCTCGGCAATGGCGTCGATAATGTGGCTCGGCTCAGTCCATCCGGTTTCGTGGATCAAGGACTGCATTGCGGCCCAAAGCTGCTGATCTGTCATGTGGCTGGCCATCAGTGGATTTCCACGACAGAAAATCCCCTGTCGTTTTCATCTTCTGGAAAGTAGAAAATGACTTCACCGCCCGCGACTTCTTGGAGCATCCGCAAGAACGCGCCAAACAATGCAGCGCCTGTATTGTTTCCGTCCCCTGACAGGATGATGTCTGCCAGCACCTCCATGCCAGCGGCGAGAACGTCATCGCGCATCGCGAAAGAGATATTTTGTGCCATTTTTGTTTTCCTCAGAATGGGATCTCGTCATCAAGATCGGCGCGGCCCTTGGGCTGTTCCTGCCGTTCCTGCCGGGGTTCACCGCCGCCCAACAGCGTGACCTGATCGGCGCGGATTTGCAGATAGGTCTTGCCGTTATGTTCCCGCGTAGACAGATCGCCCGCGACGCAAACCCGGCTGCCCTTGGTCAGATACGGGGCGAGGCTTTCGCCGCGCTTGCCCCACAGTTGGCAGTCAAACCAGACGGTCGATTTTTCCGCTCCGGCGCGATGCTCTACGGCCACCGGCCAGCCCGCCACCTTGTCGCCCGCGCCCGTGCTGCGAAGCTCGGCATCACGGCCAATGTTGCCTGCGATGATGATCTGTTTCATGCTGCTTTCCTTGTGATTTCAGACTTGCGGGATTTTGCGGCGTCCAGAACGGACGGTTCCGCCTTCACTTCGGCGGGAAGGTCGCGCCAGATCGCGTTCAGTGCATCGACGGTTTCGGCACTTCCCAGGCTTTCGCACGCAACGGTGATTGCCTCTTGCGGCAAGTCATGGCCAACTTGCGCGCGTTCTTTCGCGCGGAATTCTTCACTAACAGCGGCAACGTGCTTCTGATCGTCCCACCTACCAAGGAAGATATTTGCCGCAACGCCAAGGTGTGAGGCAGCCTTTACGATTGCATCGGTTTGGCTCTTTTTCGGCGCGTCTTCATCAACTACGAATCCGCCGCCATTCGTCGGATATGCGGCAAGTGTTTGCCCATATTCTTCGTAGGTGTTCGACTTGTTGGTGTGCCAAAACTCAATCCGGCACCAATGGAGGGTCTTTTCCCCTAGCGGCTGGAATCCATCAGCCAGCACTCGCCACCCAAAACCAATTCCGACAGGGCCGAACAATTCAGTCAGGCACCGGATGACATACTGCGGATTTGGGGATGTCCCCTTATACGCCTTGCCAGATATTTGCTTGGTGAACTTCGGATCAATATCCGCGAAGGCATCCCAAATTTTCAGATTGTCAGCCATCACGCCACCCGCAATGAAACGGTGTCGGCACCCCGGACCAGTTCAGCGCCCGGCACCGTTTCCCCGGCCTGCAACTGCTCCTTGATCGCCAGTTTGTCGGGTTCGGTCGTCGTCTTGGTCCGCAGCAACTGCGTTGGGATGCTGTCAGGATCGGTGATCTGCACCGAAACAGACCCGGCGCGCTTGCTGATCGTCGCCCTCGGACGTTCCAGCTTGTTTACGCCGATGGCATTCAGAAGCGGCAACAGTTGTCCGCGAAGGGCTTCGGAACGCCACAGGATGCGATCCCGGCGCGCCTTCAATGCCGCTTCCTGGTCCTTGATCGCGGCGGCAAGCGCATCACTTTCCAGCGCCGCCGAAATCACGGCATCGGCAAATTCCATCGCGTCTGTCGCGCCTTCCAGCGTGTCGAGAAATGCCGTCTCGTCGTCATCATCGCCCAAGGCATAGCGGATTTGCGCCGCAGCCTCGCTGATCTGGAAAGCGTCAAGCCGCATGGCTGGCCTCCGCTTTCTTCGCGCAAGCGGCGGCAATCGCGTCGTTGATCAGCGAATGGACGCGGGCGGGGATGGGAAGGTTCTGGCCATTGTAGGGGTTGGCCTGAAAGTCGCGGATCAATGCCGCATGAATCGCATTGGCAATTTCAACAGGGGTCGGGTTCATCCATCTATCCTTTCTAAGTGTGCCGGGGTCTTTCGCGGCCACGCCGCCCCGGCTCGACGTCGCTAAGCGTCAGGTCGTTCGCCAGCCGCGAAATTGTCGCCGCCTGCACTTGTGTCGGGCGCAGGCGGCAGGGGGACGCCATCATCAAAACCGATGCGGCTCGGGGTTGCGCTGCCCGGCGGGGTCAGCGATCCGGCGGAATGCCGAATGAGATTGCCCCACTGTTCAGCCATCGCGTCGGCAATGCCCTGATAGGTGCGGCTGCGTTCTTTCCACCGATCCGGGCCGGGGCTTGCCAAGTGGCAATCGGCGCGCGCATCTGCGGCGGTCATGGTGCTGGTCGGTTGCAGCGGCGGCAGGCCCTTGGTCCAGAAACAGGTGCGCTTTTTGGCCGGGTCGCCAAATTGCCACGGCTGCACTGTGAATGCGGGCTTGCCGATGATCGCGGCGGCGTGGCCGTGCATGACCGGATTTTCCACGGCGACGAAAGGCGCGTTGGCGTTAAGGCAGGCAAGGAAGAACGCCGCCCCGGCGCGCATGTCATTCCACAGGTCACGCTCTGCCAGCCAGCGCACCCCGGAATTGCACAGGCGGGTGCATGGCGGATGGGCAATAACCAAATCCCACGGCTCTTGCAGCACTTCCAGAACGTCGCCCTGAATATGCGGGCCGGGGCGTTCGGTCGGCAGCAGATCGCACGACACCGCGTCAAAGCCGCGTGCAATGAAGGCGTCGCGCACACGGCCTGAATATTCGCAGGCGATCAGCACCCGAATAAAAGCCCCGCGCGGGAGCGCATCATCGCGCGGGGAAGTTGCTACAGCGGCAGGGAGGAACCGCGTGGCAGGCGTGGCGGGGGTCATGGGTCGTTCCCCTCTTGAATATCGAGGGTCGGGCGACCGACTTGCCCATTTTGCATTTTGAAATGCCGCCAGCCCAAAGGGTTGAGGTTGGCGCAGTTCGGGCAATCGTCGTGATGTGCTGCGATCAGTTCCTTGCACTTCTTGCAGCGACGATATTTTGCCGGCGGCTTTTTCATTTCGTCACCCGCGAAATCAGGGCGTCGGGGATTTCAATGTGGCGCATGGTGGCGATGGCGCAGACGACCCACATCATGCGGGCGTCGATGCGCTTGGTTTCGCCTGCCAGGATGCGCCCGAAGGTATCCGCCGACCATTCGCCAAAGGTTTCCCGTTCGGCGCGGTCGCAAACGGCATTGATGGACGGCGCGGGAAAGGTTTTCGAGATAAGCCCGGCACAGGCGCGGGCGTAGTTTTCAACACGCGGCATCATTGCGCGCGGCAGGGCGACGATTTCCGCAGATTTGCGGGAGACAACCGTGCCAACCTTGGCGGGCAGTTGAAACGGAGAACGCAATGCGAGTGCCATCACGCCGCCCCATTGACAGAAGAAGCGCCGGGATCTGGCGACCGCCGCGTTGCATCTCCTTCGATGAAGGAAATGATTTTCGCGGCGATTGTGGTCGTGCAGTCGCCGCCGCCCTTAAGGCGGTCATACAGCCTGCTGTTGCCCACGGCGCGGCTAGTGATCGTGGCCGGGGCCACCCCGAACCGGATCGAATGTGCCTCAATGGCGGTGATGAGTGTTTCGCGTTGCATGGCACCATAAGGGACAAAAGTCCCCCGCGTGTCAAGCACAAAATGGGGACTTTTGTCGCCTTTCGGGGCAAAGCGGGATCGGGTTACAAAATGGATATGCCCAGGACGTTCAAAGAAGCCTTGTTAGCCGAAGCCGAGGCGCGCGGAATGCCGCTATCGACGGTGGCCGAAAGGTCCGGCGTGTCCTATGAGCAGATCAAGAAAATCAAGCAGCGCCACGGGGCCAGCACCAACGTTGACGACGCAAAGAAGGTCGCTAACGTGTTCGGGATGACGCTGGATGAGTTCCTGGACGACCCTATGGCGTCAGAC